CCTGCTGGACATCTACGCCGACCACCCACTGACAGGGCCACTTACACAGTGGCCTTTTTATTTGAGGATAGAGATATGAGAGTAGGACTTATGGGATATGCGATTCTATCAGCCTTAGCCAGTAACAACGCATGGAACATCAGGCCTGAATTCCTGATGACAGCTGGCTATCCAGTTGGCGGAAGAGTCACCGGAAAGGCCAAAGAGCGGCGTGAAGCGAAAAAACGTCGCAATGCTAAGCGGAGGGGATAAATCGTGAAAGTAAAAACATCAGAGCTTAGCGGTGTGCAACTTGATTATGCGGTTGCGTGGTCAGTTGATTGGGGGCAACCGGTTCTCCACATCACATCTGGAGGATCGTTTGTTGAATTGATGGGCGTAGTTTTTTCACCAACAAGCAACTGGAGTCAGTGCGGACCGATGATTGCAGAGTTCGGGGTGTGGTTATCTGACGATGAAGGCGCGTTTACGGCAAGCTGCAAACCACATTTTGACAGAGCTATTTATGATGCGGAAACACCTGAGATCGCCATCTGCCGCGCTGTAGTAGCTGCAAAGCTTGGCGATGAGGTAGACATTCCCGATGAGCTGATGGAGGTGGGAGAGTGAGTTGGCCTTGTATTATTGGCTGCGGACTGGGAGTGGGGGTCGTATTTCTCTGCGAATATCTGGGCAGGAAATTGGCGAAATGGCACTGGAATAACATTAAGTAGCAGCCAGTCTGCTGGCATGTGGAGGGGCCGATGAAGCAAACCTATCTGCTTCGCAACGAAGCAATCAGAAATAACGCCATAGACACCATTCTCTCATTACCACTCGACGACAAGTCACCTCACGAAATCCACGTTAAAGAGCCAAAGCGAACCAAAGCGCAGAACGACCGTCTCTGGCCGATGCTTCAGGACGTCTCGCGTCAGGTTCTCTGGCATGGACAGCGGTTAGCGCCTGAAGACTGGAAAGATATATTCACCGCGCTATGGCTGAAGACGAAGAAGCTTGAGCAACGAAGCGTCCCGGGCATTGACGGCGGCGTTGTGCTGCTCGGCGTTCGTACCAGCAAAATGCGCAAGGCCAGCATGACGGAGTTAATCGAAATCATGTTCTGGTTCGGCGCTGAGCGAAACGTCAGGTGGAGTGATGATTCT